GATCCCACCGGCTTCATGGCGCTGTACCAGCAGAGGCCATCACCCGAGGAAGGCTCCTTCTTTCGCGCCGGATGGCTCAAGAGCTACGTGGCCTCCAATCGTCCGCGCGCCGAGGAGATGCGAATCTACGCCGCGAGCGATCACGCCATCGGCACTGATCGCAAGAAGCACGATGCGTCGGTGATGCTGATCGCTGGGGTTTGTCCTAACAAGTACCTTTGGTTACTCGACTGTTACTGGGATCGCAGGCCTCCAGATCAGACCGTTGAAGCGATGCTCGACATGTGCGCGCTGTGGAAGCCGTCGTTCTGGTTCGCAGAGAACGAGGCGATCTTAAAGTCGATTGGCCCGTGGATTAACAAGCGCAAGATCGAGCGCGGCATCCCGGTCGTGATCGATTCGATCAGCGTCCACAAAAACAAGGAGGCCATCGCACAGTCGATCGCTGGCCTCATGCAAGCGGGGCGGGTGATCTTCCCGCGCGCAGCTCCCTGGTTCCCGGAAGCGAAGCACGAGCTGATGCACTTCCCGCATGGCACCAACGATGACTTCGTGTCGGCCATTTCACTGATGGGATTGAAGGTGTTGCAGCTCATCGCGGGCACGCCGCAGCGCGACAACACCTCCCCGACCACCGGCACGTTCGGCTGGTGGAAGAAGGAAATGGAATATCAGCAGAAATTACGCGAGGCCCCACAGCTCGCTGAGGTGTGGTGATGATTATCAAGGGTTACGACATCGATGTACCGGAGGCGCGCTCCGCGCTCGTCGGCGAGTTGCAAGAAGATGTACGCGCCGACAAGAAGCACTTCAGCAGCGCCTTCAAACAAATGCTCGATGACATGGAAGTGGCGTGGAACGGCGCAAGCCGCTCCTGGCCGAAGGCAAACTACAAGGTCAACATCACGCAGCGATTCGTGCGCCAGAAGGTCGCGAGCCTGTACGCGAAGAATCCGCGCGCCGTTGCCAAGTGCAGACCCAAGCTCAAGTACCAAGTGTGGGACGGCACGATGGATCAACTGCAACAGGCATCGCAGGGGCTGCCTGATCCCATGACCGCGATGGCGATCATGCAGGACGTGCAGGCCGGCAAGGCCGAAGACGAGATGTACAAGAAGTTGGGCAAGACCCTGGAGTGCTGCTTCCACTACTACATCAACGAGCAAATCCCGACGTTCAAGAGCCAGATGAAGCGCTGCGTGCGCTCGGCGATCCAGACCGCTGTCGGCTACGTGAAGCTCGGCTTTCAACGCGAGACCGACCTGTCGCCAGACAACAAGGCCAAGCTCGCCGACAACCAGCAGCGTCTCGCACACATTCAGCGCCTGATGGATGACTTAGGCCCGGAAGGCGACAAGACGGAGTACGACTCCGAGGCGGAAGAGCTGCGGCTCGCCGTGGATCAACTCCACAAGGAGCCGATGGTCATCATTCGTGAAGGGCTCGTGTTTGACTTCCCCCGGCCGACATCGGTCATCCCGGATAAAAAGTGCATCGCACTGGACGGGTGGATAGGCGCTGATTGGGTCACTGAAGAAATCTTCATGACACCCAACGAAGTGAAAGAGTTTTACCAGCTCGACCTAGGTGGTGCCGCGACGCCGGCCGGGGGACCTTCATACTCTGCGTACACCACCGCGGGAGTGGAGTATCGGCAGAATCCACGCACGGACCTGTCCGGCGCGCACGATGACCTCGTGTGCGTGTGGATGATGTACCACAAGCCCACGGGCCTGAAGTTTGAACTCGCCGATGGCTACAAAGATTTTCTGAAAGAGCCGGAAGGCCCCGAGGTTACGGTCGAGCGCTTCTTCCCGATCTACGCGCTGTGCTTCAACGAGTTGGAGCACCCGACCAAACTCTTCCCGCCGAGCGATGTGTGCAACATGACGCCGCAGCAGATGGAGCTGAACCGGCAGAAAGAGGCGCTGCGTGAACACAGGAAGGCGAATCGTCCTGGCTACGTGACGCCGAAGGGCGCGCTCTCCGAAGGCGACAAGAACGCGCTCATGGGACAGGAGGCGAACGCGGTCGTAGAACTCGACGGCATGATGCCCGGCAACAAGGTGCTCGACCTACTCCAGCCGTTGCCGAAGATCGGCGTGGACCCGAACCTCTACGAGTCGCAAGGCATCATGGACGACGTGTACAAGACCGTGGGCATGGCCGAGCCATCCTTCGGCGGCAGCTCGGGCGACACCGCGACCGCGGTCGCCACCGCCGAGCAGGCGCGCACCGCAGCACTGGAGGCTGAGGCCGATGCGCTCAATGACTATCTGTCGCTCCTCGCGAGCGACGCGAGCCAGATCATGCTCGCGAATCTTGACCCGCAAACCGTGCAGCAGATCGCCGGCCCCGGCGCGATCTGGCCGCAGATGAACCGCGACCAAATCCAGCAGGAGATGCACTTGGAGATCGTCGCCGGGAGCAACGGCAGACCGAACAAAGTTCAACGCCAGCAAGCACTTCAGCAGCTCGTGCCGTTCCTGCTTCAGATCCCAGGCGTCAATCCGCAGTGGCTCGGGCAGAAGCTCATCGAGGCGATCGATGACTCGATCGACTTGACCGAGGCGTTCACCGCCAACTTCCCCTCGAGCCAGATGATGAACCAAGCTCCACCGCCCCAACTCGGTGCTCCCGGCACCGAGGACCCGGCGGCGCAAGGGCCGGAGGGCGCGAACAACGCCGAGCAGCCGCCGACGCAACCGCAAGGAGCTGCGCCGGCACTCCCCGGTCAGGGTGGCCCAGGTCGCCCGCCAATGGTTCCTTTGCCGCCGCAGTACAACGGTTGATCGTGTTCTATAGACCGCTGTCAGTGATCGGGCGTATATTCCAGCGCGTTCGCTATCAGAGACGCACCAGTGGAACCTGACGAGGAAACCCCAAAGGAAACACCGGAGCCGGAATCGTCACCCGGCAGCGAACCAGCCCCCGACGCAAACGCGCAAGCGCCAGCAGAGTCGTCACCTGCGAAGGACGAGGATCGCAAGACCCTACTCGATGCCGTCAAAGACGCTCTCGATATCAAAGAGATCGAGGACGAAGACGCACCGGTAGAGATTGCGGCCAAAGCGGAACCGTCCACCGCCGAAGGCGACAAGCCGGAAGTCGAAGGCGAAAAGAAACCAGATACGAAAGACGACGTGAGCGACACTGCGTTGCTCGCGGCGCTGGAAAAGCTGAAGGGCGAAGTTCCTCTCCACAAGATCGAGCGCTTCCGCGAAGTCTTGAATGAGAACCGCCAGTTAAAGGGAGTGACCGAGCGCTACCGCGAGATGGACAGCACCCTTGCTGCCATCGGCCGCGACGCGCAGAAGATGGGCCTGTCGCAAGACGACATGGCACAACTCTTCGCTTGGCCCAGGCTCCTAGCAAGCGATCCGAAGGCAGCGGTTGAACAGCTTCAAGCGTTCACCGCGACGTGGCAGGAGAAGGTCGGGCACACATTGCCGCCCGATCTGAAACAAAAAATCGATGACGGAAGTCTCGATGAAGCCACGGCGAAAGAGGTTGCGGAGCTGCGAGCTACGGCAAACCTCGACCGCACCCGCCAGCAGGCGGAAGCCGCCGAATCACAACGCACCAGCGCCGCGCAGCGATCCCGCGAGATTCACGAATCCGTCAATGCGTATCAGGCAGAACTGAAAGCCAAAGACCCCGACTACACGCCGGAAAAGCATGAACTGGTGGTCGATGCGTTGACAGCATTGGTCACGAAGCACGGCGTGCCAACGACGGTTGCTGATGCGCGGGGAATGGCGAAAACAGCCTATGACACCGTGACGAAGCGATTGGAGAAGTTCAAGCCGCAGCCTCGTGCCGTTAGCTCCCCAACGATCGGCCGACGACTCAACAGGCCGGCAGAGGCACAGCCCAAGTCGATGCGCGAAGCGATAGAAAACGCTCTCGCCCGATAGCTGACTCAACCGGCCTCCATCGGAGGCTGCAAACATGGCTTTTACCGCGGGCGAGCTGGCGAACATCGCCAATGCCGCGCTCGATTATCATTTCAAGGGGCAGCCGCTGCCCCAGTCCATTCAGGACAAACCACTGCTCGCAAAGTTGGAAGGCTCGCGCAAGACCTTCCCCGGCGGCAAGGGCGACATCACCATCCCGGTGAAGGGCAAGTACGACTTCGAGGGCGCGGCCACACCGCCCACCGGTAGCTTGCGCGGTTTCACCCACGACGACACGGTGGCATACGGCAACATTGCCGGCATCGAGCGCGTGAAGTATCCGTGGCGTGAGGTTCACACCGGCTGGAACTGCACGTTTACGGAACTGAAGATCGATGGCATCACCGTCACCGATTCGGCGTTCGGCGAGAACACCAGCAAGCACAGCAAGCGCGAGCTGACGGCGATCACCAACATCATGGA